GCATTACTTGAAGGTTAGGGAGGGCGAGCCTTGCATTGCACTTATGGAAAATGATTTGGCTCATAATCAAATATTAGATGCTAAACCACCAAGCTATTCGAGCAATGAAAGTGAAGAAGTACGAGAAGAGAGTGTCAGTGATACTGCTCAACAAACCCAAAGCTAGAGATTGTGATTATGTTTTATATGCATTTGTTTTATTAGCATACAATGTTAATTTAAACACACTAAGTACTAGAGATTTCCTAAAAGGTTTACACAACAAAGAATATCCTTCATTTGAAGGGGTAGGACGTTGTCGCCGTAAACTTCAAGAAAAACATCCAGAACTTAGAGGTAACAAATACACTGCAAGACATACAGAACAAGAAAATGTTAAAACCGAAATCAATTTATTTTAAAACACATGGAAGAAGAAGACAAACCAATTATGTGGGGCTGGAACAACCCTGAACGTGCTCGGAGTGAAGAGCATAGAAAATTTCTAATATCTGAGTACAATAAAGATAAGCCTGAAGATCAGCATGTAAGTACTATGGATGAGTTAGAAAAAGCATTAATTAAAGAAAAAGAAAATCAATAATGGCACAAGAAGTATTAATAGTTGGCGCTAGTGGGACAGGGAAATCCACTTCAATAGAAAATCTAAACCCTGAGTCTACATTCATTGTAAACGTAGCCCGTAAGGCGTTACCGTTTAAAGGATGGAAGACTAAATATCCTGTATTCGACAAAGAAAATCCTAATGGTAGATTCTGTTCTACAGACGTACCACATGAGATTCTCGGATGTTTGAATTACATTAACGAGAAACGTCCTGAAATCAAGACGATTATTGTTGATGATTATCAATACACTATGGCTAATGAGTATATGCGTAGAGCTAACGAGACTGGCTTCAAGAAGTTTACTGAGATTGCTCAGAATGCTTGGTCAGTTATCAATGCAGTTAAATCTATGCGTGATGATTTATTAGTTGTGTTTATGATGCACTCAGAAACCACATTTGATGCGCACGGTAACAAAGTTACTAAAGCTAAAACTATCGGTAAAATGATGGATAATGTAGTTACCCTTGAGGGTATGTTTACAATTGTATTGTATACAGATGTCACAAAGAGTGAGAATGGTATGACCTACTCGTTTATTACACAAAACGACGGCGCTAATACTGGTAAAACTCCAAAAGACATGTTTGGATCTGTTAAAATACCAAACGATTTAACATTAGTGGCAAAAGCCATTGAAGACTATCAATAAGTAATAATTCTTAAAAAAGAGAGAAAATGTACGGAACTAACGTCGAAAGTAACAGTACTGGTGGTGTAGCACCATCAGTAGGAATCGTAGAAAACTGCGAATTAATAAGTATAACAATGAACACTGATAAAGGTGGAAGACTTGATTTTGAATTCAAGCAACCAAATGGTGCAACAGTTAAGCATGCAGAATTCCCTGCTAATCCAGATTTTGGAGATGTAGAGAAACAAGCTACAGACGTGTCACGTCGTGTTAAACACATTGCTACCAAATGTATGCCTGAATCTGAATTTATAATTACTGATGTAAATAGTTTTGAAGAATACGGACACAAGGTTGTAAGTTTGTTTGGACAGAAATTTATGGGTAGAAAATTTAGAATGTTATTTATTTACAAAGGTAAATATGTATCACTTCCTAAATTTCCTAATTTTATAGAAACTATGGATACTGCTGAAGACAAAACTACTATCTATATTTCTGACTGGAATAGAAAGAAATTAGTTAAACCTGAACCTGATGCTACTGCTGCCACACCAGAAACTGTGATGGCTACTGGTGGAGCTGAAATGCCGTTCTAATGTACGGTAGTAAAGTAGTAGAGCTAAGTGACGAAGAAATTCTAAGCAGGGTAACCTGTATAGATATTTTTGCTTACTACATAGGTAAAGACTTTAAGATGGGGAGAGCTATGTGTTCTCCCCTTCGTAAAGACAAATCTCCTTCTTTTACTGTGTTTAGACACAACAGTGGTAAATTCTTTTTCAAAGATTTTAGTACTGGTGATTCAGGAGATTGTTTTACATTTCTAACAAAAATGTATGGTCTTAAAAGGTTTGATACATATCGTCTTGTAGATAATGACTTTCAACTAGGAATATCTACAACATCTTTTACTGCTCCCACTCAAAAACATATTGGTGAGCATTTAAAAGAGTATGAAAATGTCGAACCATCTTCTACTACAATACAAATTAAATCACGTCCTTGGAATAATAAAGAAGACAAAACTTTTTGGTCTAAATATGGAATATGTTGTAACATCCTTAATAAATTTCACGTCCAACCCGCAGAACACGTGTGGGTTAATGATAATCTCATTGTTAGCGCTAATAGGTACAATCCTATATACGCGTATGATTTTGGACAAGGGAAAATGAAAATATATCAACCATATAGCAAATTTAAATGGCTTAGTAATACTAGTGTATCTGACCTTCAAGGTTTGAGCCAACTGCCTAAAAGCGGCGATACACTAGTTATTACTAAATCACTAAAAGATGTTATGTGTTTAGATATATGGGGAATACCTGCAGTTGCTCCTGCATCAGAAAGTTGTGTCATTCCTGCAGATATTGTTAAAGATTTATATAACAGATTTGCACGAATATGCATATTATATGATTTTGACCGCACTGGCGTATCTTTTGCTAATAGACATAGGAAATTATATGGATTTATACCGTTATTTTTTACCAACGGAAAATTTAATACCTTTGACTACAAATCAAAAGATCTGTCGGACTTTATAGCTAATCGTAGTTTAAGGGATGCGGCGGAGTTAATAGAATATGTATGCCAAGAGGAATATTTATACCAGGGAACGTCCCATCAAGCAAGAATGGTAGAAGATGGACGGGACGATACTTTATAGTGTCTAAGCAAACTGCTAGATATTATAAAAATAGTAAGAAAGACTGGGTTGAAAATAAGAAAGAGTTTTTAAAATTACTAAAAGGCAAAGATTCACAGAATAAAAAACCTTACAGAATATCATTTAAGTTTATACGTAAAAGCAGACATAAGTTTGATTATATCAATCCTGCTCAAACAGTACAAGATCAAATGGTAAAGTTCGGTTGGATTTCTGATGATAATGCAGAGGAAATACTTCCAATCTTTTTAGAATTTGAGTACGATAAAGACAATCCAGGAGTTTATATTAATGTATTAAAATCTTAAAAATGTCTAAACCTAAAATTAAATATCCCGAAGACTTTAAAACTAAGTGTTTTAATTATCTTCGGCACTTTATGGATATAAGATTACTTACTTCTGCTATAGAACATAGTAGAGATGAAATAGTCAGATATTATCTTGAAAATGCATTAGATGATCCTGAATTATATGTGGATCATATGGTGGATGAAGGAGATCGTAAAGTTGCAAATGCAAAAATACATGCTCATGCACAAAGGCAAGAGCTATACACTGAATACATGGAATTATTAATTAAAACACTAGATAGAAAAAATGTCAGATCAAAATTATTACGCTAACGAAGCTATTTCAAATAGCGATTTAGGGTATCTTAAATTATCTCCAAGACAATTTTTGATGCGTAAAAGACATGAAATGCAGACCAAAAGCCCAGCAATGGAACTTGGAACTCTTATTCATAAATTTACATTTGAACCTGATAGGTTTATTATTTCAAACGTAGAACCTGTTGGAGGTAAAATGGGAGAATATATTAAAGCTTATCATGAATTAGAGAAAGTTGGTACACCTGAAGATAGACTATCTGATATGGCGTATCAAATGTCTGGCTATAAACCATCTCATTCTAAACCAGAAACTATTCTTAAAAGTTTTAAGAAGAAAGAGGAGAATATAGCTTATTATAATTATTTAAAAGAAGCTTCAGATAAAATAGCTCTTACACCAAAAGATAAGGCTACTTTAGAAGGCGCTTTAACTAGTTTAAAAGGGCATGTGGTATCTAATAAATTATTATTTACAGATTTAGATAATAACATTGAAAGTTTCAATGAGCGTGAAATTTACTTTAATCAACATGGTGTAGATTGTAAATCTAAACTAGATAGACTTATTGTAAATCATGATAAGAAAACTATAACTGTAATAGATCTTAAAACTTCAACACAGCAAATTTATGGAGAGTGTATTCCACTTAAAAATAAAACTGGTATACTTTTAAGAGATTGGCATGTTACAGGTTTTATGTATTCTTGTGTACAATATGCATACTACAGACAACTTGCATTTTATATGAATGCAGCTATTGCTGAATATCCCGATTATGATATAGAAAGCTTTATTGTTGCTGTAGATACTAGAGGATCTTATGATGTAGCTGTTTATAAACTTCCATCTGAATGGATAGAAGAGGGACAGAAAGAAATTCAGAATTTACTTACTGAATATAAACATTATAAAGAAACTCAGAATTTTGATGTAAAACAAGGTTTTGAAGAAATTGTAAACTTTTAAATCTAGAAGAGATGTTGACAAAATCATATACATATGTATTACCTATGTTATCCCCGTATATTAATATTAAAAAGGGTAATTTAGTTAACGCATTTATTGGAGATCAGGCTTTACCTGAATATGATAATCACATCTTTTTACTTTATAAATTTAGCGGTGCTAAACCTTTTCTAGAGTATGAAGATTATTTAGAACATTCTAAACTTTTTGTAAAAAGTTATGATCCAGACAAATATCATGTAATGTACATTTTTAATGTACCTTCATTTTATAAAAATGATTATAATCTTTTTAAAAAAGGTAAATATTCTGAAATGGAATATGATTACAAAGTAATTATATTTGATTTTCATAATATTTATGATCATGAGCATAAAGTAGCAAAAGTTTTATTTAAACACCCAGATTTAAAAGAGGAGATAGAAGATAGGATTGGTGCAGAAATACCGAAAGGTAATGAGTTATCCTCGGTTCCTGACTTAAGTACAGAATTGTATAAAAGTCATATGAAAGTTATAAACCCTTTAAAACCCGAAGAAAAACCATTTGAATAAATGAAACTACAACAACACACAAACGTTAATGAAGTCATTGGCGTACAAAAACAACACAAGTTCAAAATCACGGACGGATCACAGGCTATCATTATGGATAGCCTGATTAATTTATACTCGGACCCTATTGGTTCGATTGTCCGTGAGATCACTTCTAATTGTATAGATGCAAATCGTGAGCGCGATTTAAAGATA